CTAACTGCACTACCAAGTGTAGCGTTAACTTGAGTAGATTCATGATCTTCTACACGTATGGTATAGTTAAAACCTTCCATTGTTACAGTAGTTGTGTCACCGGTAGTCCAACCTTCTCCACCGTGTAGTAGTACAACCTCTCTGTTGTAGCTACATCTGTAGTTATTACCACCGGGGCCGTTTTGACTAGCACTGTAGTTAGGGCTGACACCTTGCTGACCTAAAGTATTGATTCTAAATATTAAGTTTGTTTTACTACCAGAGTCTATGCTAAATACCTGAGTACCTATACCGGGGCAGTGCCCTGTGCCATCAGACTCATCAAGTGTATCACTCTGTATTTTAAGACGTGTAGCACGATTAACAGTTGTAACATCAGCAGTACTGAATACATTAAGACCGTACTGTCTACCATTTTCTGTACGTAAAAGTTCTACAAATGCGTAATAAGCATCTGGTGTAGAATCTGTAGATCCCGTTGTCCCAACGAGAGTATTAGCATTAGTAGTATCCCGATTGTTAACAAAAGTTGTGTCATTGATTGTTAAAGTTTGTATATTTTCTGGTGATGCTGTAGCTAGATAATTCTGTATTGCAGTCTGGTGATCTGTTCCGTCTACTGTGTAGCTTGTAGTCATTAACTGACCATTATTACAACTCCATACCTTGACTTGACCATCAGCTGCTATCTGCCCTATATAAGATCCTTCTGTTTCATCACGAAAGTAGTGAAACCATGATCCACTAGACTGTACTTGGCTTAGTGGGCTGGTTCCAACTCTTTTTGCACCCGGTCTTTTAAATAAACCATTAGTTATATCTGGTATAGCATTAGTTATATTTTTAAGTTGACCGGGAAATTTTAAGTTGTCGGGCTGCTCTGATATACCTCCGACAAAGTTAGGTATAGTTTGTGTAATGCCTGCCATTATCTTCTAAGACTTCTCCAAGGTTGATAGGTTTGGTAAGTTTGACCTTGTTCAAATCCAAGCATACTATGATCGCCTTGATTACATTCGTACTCCATAAGATTAGCTCTTGCAAGTTGTTCCTGAGAACCAAGAAGTTTAACAAGTTGTGCGTTAGCAACAAGCTGTGTAGCAGCCATACGTGAAGCTCTGTATGTAATGTAACGTGTAAATACAGTTGGTAAGTTTTCAAAGGTTACGAGATATACTACGTCTAAATCTAAGGCGGATGTAAATACATCTGTATGTTTTATTTTATCATATAGAAATCCGTTTCGACGTACTAAATCCATAGTGCGACTAGACTGATTATCGTGTAAATCTAATGCAAGAACATTGTTAGGAATAGCAATCTTACCATTACTATCTATCGCAAATTCTACATGTGTTTCTGTGTTAAAGTGCCAACCTTCAGACTGCGTGTCTACGTTAGCATCACGAAGAAGGTTGAATACAAAAGCTACTTCTGGGTTATCTTTTGCTTGTACACCGGGACTTACCTGTCCGAGGGTTGTTATTGGTGCTTGTCCGATAGCTCCCAGTATATTGTTTACTGCGGATAGTTCGGTATCGAGATCAATAGTTGTGGTAGCCATAAAAAAAAGGGGAGCCGAAGCCCCCGTATAAAAATAAATTAAGTTAAAGCTGAAGGCTTAGTTGCTGTACCAGCGAATAATTCGATAGCAGCAGCAGGGTTAAGTGCGTCAGCTCCCATTGCTAGGCGACCTAGGATTACGTCACCTTGGTAAACCACGGATATGTCTCCGCTTGTTACCTGTACTTGAGGTCCGATTGCTTCAACAACACCAGCGGCTTCCTTCTGGAAGATTAATCCGCAGCTGTTTGCAAACTCAGTACTGTTACCGTATGTGTTAACAGTCTTAGTTGTTGATGTACCAGCTCTCTCGTCTTCCATTGCAACTTCTGTGAAGTCACCTTTGTTTCCGGGATCTGTTACTCCGGGGTTTGTTGCAGAACCTGTACCATACTTAGTACCAAAGTTACTGAAGAATGGAATGTTCATTGACTTGTAGATGGTGATACCAGCTATTTCAATGATGCCATTACCAGACTGTAATGCTGTACCTTGTACGTCTCTGTTGATAAGACCGTTAGAACCAACACTTTGTATTAATTCGTAGTACTGTCTTGGGTTCAACACAGCTACTCTACCTTCAGTAGAAACTCCCTTCTCATCTAGTGCAGCAGCTGCATCGTAGAAAGCGTTTACAAGAGCTGTAGAGCTGTAAGCATCAGATGCGTTTGTAGTTGTACCTACACGGATCTGTGTTCCACCGGGCTCAACGAAGTTAGTCTTAGTGATAGGACTAGCTTGTCTAGCTGCCTTGGTGATTGATCTGAAGATCTTTCTGTCATACTTCTCTGCTAATGCGTAGCCGATTTTCTTAGAGATTTCTCCTCTTAGATCATAGTGTGCTAGTGTTTCATCTAGCTCATAAACGAACGCAGAACTAATTAATAGGT